GGTTCGGTTCTCGTGCGCCGCTTTCATGCTGGCAGACCGCCGCGTCGGTGATCCCGACTGCATCCGCCAACTGTTGTTGTGTCATGCCTCTTGCGAGGCGGATTTCTTTCAAATTCATATTCCTCGTTTTCTGGCGGGTTTGAATCAGCACCCGCCGGCTGTTTCGTTCTTTCCTCGAATCATTCACTTGTCAAGGTTCATCCGATTTCTGATCACTGACCACTATCGTGAGGTTCCTGCTTGTTTTACCCTCGACACCCCGAAGGGTGTTTCGTCGCAATTTTCAGCGACTCATCAGGAGGGCTTATCAAAAGATCGCGTTATTGACTGCTTCGTCTCTATTTCTGCCAATACCTGTGTTTTTATAGAATCCTTCTGCCGGAATGCACATCCACGTATCTCCGGAAAATTGGATTCTGGATTTCGGCTCGATCAGACCGACTTCCATAAGGTCCTTGATTTCTCCGACAATTGCCAGGACTTTGGTTCTTTCGTCGTTGACGATTTTCCGAATAGATTCAGGATATTTATTTGATTTCAGCATTTTCATCTCTCTTTTCTCCTTCTTGCTTCTTGGAATTTCACACTTCGTGAAATCATGTTTATAATTATATTCACAATGCGTGAATTGTCAAGAAGTTTTTACAATTTGTGAAACGCTAATTTATGTCGTATTATTAACGCATTGTGAAGTAAAATTAATGAAAAGGAGGCTTTTTTATGAAAAACAACCTGAAATATTTACGAAAAGTAAAAAAGGTAACCCAGAAGGAAATCGCTGATTTTTTGGGAGTATCTAATTCTGCTTATTCCCAATATGAAACCGGCACCAGAGAACCAAGCCTCGATATTCTTACCAAACTCGCCGACTATTTCGGTGTCACGGTGGACGACATCCTTGGCCGCACTGAGGATGCGGACCAGCCTGCCGGTCCTTCCTTTGGCCGTCCGATCGAGATCGAATACACCCCTGTCCCCGAAACTGAAATCATGGTCCCTGTCGTCGCCTCCTTACGCTGCGGATTCGGAACCTCCGGAGAGCCATATACCGTCATCGGCTACAAGAAAGTCCCCGCCTCCATGGTGGAGCAGTGGGGGAAGGAGATCGTCCTCAACGAGGCCGTCGGCACCTCCATGGTCCCCACGATCCAGCCCGGCGAGTTCATGGTCTGCTACCCTTCCGACTGGTGGGAGGACGGCATGATCGTCATCGTCAACGTCAATGACTCCGACACCGTCAAGCGCATCTACCGCGCGCCCGACGGCGGCATCGACCTGGTCCCGGATAACCCGGCATACAAGTCCCAGCATTTCAGTCCGAGAGACATCGAAGACTACCAGATCAAGGTCCTCGCCCACGTCCTCACCAAGCTCCCCCAGCCCTTCCACCCCATCCCCCGCCGGAAGGAAGAATAACCGACCCATCCAGGACAAAGTCATCGAGATCCGTAACAATTACGAAAAATAGGGAGATTTGCAATGTACGATAAAAAAACAGATGCGCTGAAATTATTTCTTGCAGAATTCCGTAACGGGTCATCTTCGAAATGGCTCAAAGACAAAGATTATTACAAAACGAAGATTTATTCGCATTATCTTGGCAATCTAAATCAGACGCTGCAGAACCTTATAAAAGACGGTTTGCTTCGGAGAATGACGTCTGAGGAGATAATCGCAGAAGATTACAAAATTACGGAATTGAAAGAAGAATGCAAAAAAAGAGGTCTAAAAGTTTCCGGTAAAAAAGCGGACCTTGTCGCCAGACTTCTTGAGGCCGATTCGGATCTGTTGAAATCTTGCGAAAAACGTGATGATCTTTGGATATGTACCGCGTTAGGCTTGGTTATGGTTGAAGATTTTTATAAGCAGCAGGAACAAATGGAAAAGGATCTTCGGACGCTCGTGTTCGCTTTTTTTGATAACAAAAGATTCAAGGATGCTGCGAATGCTGTCGAGCAGATTAGAAGCAGGAGGATCTTTCCTGATTGGCTTACGACATCTGACAAAATCGAACCTGAGATCTCGTTAGATCACGAAGAAAAAGAAGTTGAGATCATCTGGAATGAAACGCCGAAAGTACTCAGAAAAATCAAAAGATCATTTGTAGATAAAGCACGGTATTGGATTTCATATGACATCCTTCGTGGAACCAATCACATCCGGGAATTCGAAAAAGAACCGACAGACATCGAAGGAGTCAGCATTGGTCAGGTAATGCAGGCGCTGATGATCTATGCCTCCGAAAAGATGCAGCTTTCTGATTGGCAAAAGGTTAGAGCTTTCAAAGGCGTCCGAATCGAAGGATTGACATCTGAGACAGAATTATGCCAAGAATGTCAAAAGCTGACCGGGAAGATCTATGATTTTAGAAAGGCGCCGGTGATTCCGAATGAGAAATGCAGAAATGCTGCGCCTTGTCCTTTATGCTATATCGCCAGCATAGATGAAGAGCCTAAGAAAAAAGGCTTGTTTGGACTGTTTGGGTAATTGCCATGCTTTTCTGTCCTTCCACCTCATTCCCCGCAACACCCAATATAAACAGATCCATTACACCGCCGAAGAGGTCGAGACCCTCCCCGTCACCATCCAGGCCAAAGTCATCGAACGCCGGTCCTTCTATTCGTAAAGCGACCATTGTCATAACTCATTGGATTAGATATGTAAGGAGGCTTATGACCGTACTGACTACAGAAGAAGCAGAAGCGTTGATCGCCGAGATGAAAAAATATCTTGAACAGGCTTCACTTGAATTTCCAACCTTCAAAACCAGAAAACTGAGTTTTGATGTCATCGGTGAAAGACGGGAGAATGAATTTATAATCAGTATATATAAAAGACGAATAAATCCTAACGGCTGCACATGGCAGGGGCGTGTCAAACGGGATAATACAGTCCTGCTGCGGCTGGATGTAAGCCCGACAGTAAAGCACATTAATCCGGGCACCGATGAGGAGATCGTCGGAACACATCTGCACATTTACACCGAAGAATATGAGGACCGGTACGCGATTCCTTTCGATACCGGAAACCGGGATCTTTATCAGATCACCATGGACTTTTTCGAACGTTTTCATGTGGTCGAACCGCCGAAGATCCTTTACAAACCGGAGCTTGAAAGCCATGTTTGAAATTAATAAACTAATTACTGAATATACGTCCTGGCTGAATTCAAAAATCAGCGTTGCAAAATATGGAGAAACCTATGAACTGACAACTCCTTTTCTGGATCGTTTCAATGATTATCTACAAATCTACGTCACGCCAGAAAAGGATGGCGATCTGACTTTAACAGATGGAGGATACATCATTGATAACCTGCAGGCTTCTGGTGTCACGCTGAAACAGGGCAGCAAAAAAATGAATCGTATCAATCAGATCATAAAGAATTACGGTTTGAGTATTGAGGATTACTGTATCAAAACAGTCTCAAAGGAATCTCAGTTTCCACAAAAAAAACATGCCATGGTCCAGGCAATGCTTGCGATCGATGAACTGTATGAAACAGAACCACGGGCGGAAAAGGATTTCTTTGCTGCCGATGTAAAAAATTATCTCGACAATAACAGCATTTATTATTCAGATGGCGTTGCCTTCGAAGGAAAATCAGGCTCTACGGCGACTTACGACTTGCTATTCCAGCGAAACAAGAACCATCCGGAACGGCTATGTAATATTGTCAGCCGGATGACTGAAAGCAGTCGGAATATGATGATCTTCAACTGGATGGATATTTCACCTATTCGAAAACCGGACAGCATGCTGATTGTCATCCTGAATGATAATGTTCGCGAAGTCGAAGAGAAAGACATTAACGCTTTGGTATCATACAATATTACCCCAGCTCTATTCAGTCAGCCGGAAAAGCTTCTGAGTCTTTGCGGATAAAAAAATGAAAACCGTCCCGGTAGGACAGGACGGCTTTCAACCAGATGGACAACCATCATTTAGCACGAGGTTATTATACCATGAACAACTCCCCATTCCAGCCGGGCGATAAAGTTGTCGCCTACTGCCGATATTCTGGCGGTGAAGAGCAGGGACTGAAAAACACATCCACCGAAGAGCAGGAAGCCGCGATCCGAAGATTCTGCGAGCAGAAACGGCTTGACCTGGTCAAAGTCTATGCAGATCCATTTGTTTCCGGCCGGTCAACCAAAGGACGGGATCACTATCTTGAAATGATGTCCGACCTGCTGCATGACAAAAAGAAAACCAAAGACATTACGACCATCATTACCTGGGATTGGGAGAGACTGCACAGAAATGTTGATCAGGCAATGTATGACGCATCCCGTCTCCGCATGGCCGGGTATAAAATTTACAGCATCCAGCAGCCGGTCATCGATTCCGGCCCTTTTGCCCGTGTCATTGAAGCAATGTACATGGCCAGCGCTCAGAACCAGTCCGATATGATCAGTGCGGACGTCCGCAGGGCACTGCAGAATAACTTTCAGAAATACAAGGTCATTCCCCGTTCCTGCATCGGAGACGGCTGGGTGGCTGTCCCTGTCGACATGGGTTTCTTTTCAGACGGAAAACCCCGTACCGGTTACCGTGCTGTTCCGGATCCGGACCTTGCCCCGCGGATAAAACAGGCGATTGAGCAGCGTCTGAAGGGAGCCACGCTGGATGAAATGAAAACCATCATCGGCGGCCCTTTTGGAAATAAACAGAGAACCTACATCAAAAGGCTGATGACCAGGCCATTGCTTTTTGGCCAAATGACATACGGAGGTACAACAATGGACAATTATTGCGAACCGATTATCGATAAAGAGACTTTTGATAATCTCCAGATTTACAACAAATATGCTCCACGAGAACATGAGAGGCCTCAGGGACATTTCTCAAAGAACCGTCCGCTGCTTTCAGACATGCTTTACTGCGGTGTCTGCGGCAAAAAGGCATTTCTGAACCGTAGAACTGCAAAAGGACGACTTTATGAAACATATTATTGCAATGACAAGCATGTCGGTTTCCGCCGTGCGATCCTGGACAGCCTTGTCATCGAAAAAGGGCTGGAATTGCTGTCGGATGAGAATTATAAAAAAGACGTGGAAGCTGCCATAGCTGGCCTGAAATCGCCTTTTAGTTCAGACCCTGACAATGATACCCTGAACGCTGAAATCGCTAAAATTGATAAGAAAATCGCGCGAATTTCAGCAGCTATCGAAGAATCTGACGAACCACCCGCGACCCTGGTCAAACGGCTTTCAGAACTCGAAAGAGAGCGGGAAACGCTGTCATCGCAAATTGTCGATACCGACGCGGAAGAATCCCGCGGCAAACTCCTGGAAGAAATGGACCTGCTTCGCCATTCTATCATCAGTACCCTTAAAAACGAAAAGAGCACCACAGATGATCTCCGTAATGCTCTTTCCCTTTTCATTCATTCCGTCGTGATCTACACCGGCGGTCAAGTCCTAATCCGCCACACACTACCAGGTATGGCCCCGGTTGCGAGTACTATGAGCGGAAAAGTTACAGCGCCCCCAGAGAGAAGAAATAGATACTCTCAATTATTCGAAACCTGGTACTGTATATAATCTCTCCTCATACTTTCGGAGGTAGACCTCATGCTTCCCCTTCCTCCTCATGCTCAAAGAACTTGCCATCCAGCACGACACCGTGATCATCCATCAGGACAGCAGTGTGCAGCGGAAGTTTTGCCCCAGCAGACGGCCTATCCAGCATGTTCAGGAGCAGCCTTCCCGGCTCCTTATACGACGAAAACGGGCAATATTCCCCGCGATACTTCACGCTAAGGACATCCGTATCCGCACCAAACATCCACGGCACCACAGCGCCCTCATTCTCCGCCTCCGTGACACTTGCCCGCACAAGTTCCTTTCTGGGGAAGAAGTCCCCGTAGGTGCTCAGCGCCTTCGCAGGCCCACATCCAAAATACTCTCACTGTACCGCCGCCCCGCCGCATCCCCCAGGATCGTCAGGACGTCGGCACGATAATCCGAAACAGATCTCATCAAAACACCTTTTCTTCGAGGAACGAGAAAACAGGTGCCGCTCCTGATTCTTCCTTCTTCCTTCCCCTACAACAAATATCCCAGCGCAGTTGAGAGCACATGATTCACCGCAGCGGACACCTCCGCGTCGGTCACCTCACTGTCCGCCTTGACGGATTCCTCACCGATCACCAGCACCGAAAGCGCACGGGCATAATTATCCAGATTGTGAACAGCGAATTTCAGGAAATTATCCGTCTGCTCTCTCAGCGTCTCATCCTCGATGGAGGACGTCCCATTCGTTGCCCAGTAATTCAGCCAATCCGTCAGCGCGATCTTGCACTGCGCCTGAAAGCTATCCGACACAAAAACATTATTTCTTTCGTTGTAATTCATTGTTCCTCCCTAATTAGTCATATACATAAAGGAAAAGTAAAACCCTGCTCCGGCATCCCATTGTGATATACTGGCCGGTTTGTGAAATTCTATATCTCCACCTGCCGTAAACACCATCATTGTTGCTTCATACCCGGCACTAGACGGACGTCCCGCCCAAAATGCAGACCACTTACCAGGACGATATCCTTCAGGCATTACGCCCAAAATAATCTTAGCGCTCGTAAGCGCATTCTTCAATGAGACACTCTGTCCGGTAACATACACAAACTTTCCAATCTTCCGATAAGCGATACTTCCATTGAACACGCTCGCATTCGTCAGTGACAGCCAGCCGGAATCCGTCAGCTTATCCTGCTTCCCAGAAAGTCCGTTTCGAGCCGTCTCATCTTTGACGTAATACCATACTCCGTCGATTTTTACTTTCTTTGCATCTGCCATTTATCTCTCTCCTTTCTACGCCGCCACGTTGATACCCGTAACAACGGTTTTACTTGAAACACTAATATTTGGAATACTCTTCGCCGTGTAGCTCAGTGACGGAGCTGTCCCGGCGGTAAAGATGATTCCTTCTTCATCTGCATCATACGTGAGCGTCGGCACACTTCCGGCACTCCACGCGGTAATGTCATCAGCTGGAATCGCTGTCCCGGCAGAAGCGGAACCGATTGAAACCGTCTCAACCTCATGCGTGTGGCTCTTGGAAGCATAAGCACTGTCATGATTATGACCTTCCAGTGACGAAGAAACGCCGTTGACTAACAGCTTCCCATTCACCATCGACAGCCGTTTCGTACTGGTTGAAGCCTGTGCTGCAAGCGTCCCTGTCGGAGAAGTCGTATAAGTCCCGTCAAACAGGATCGAAGCGGAAGATTGAAACAGTTCAAGGTCCAGGTCAAAGGTGAAATAACCCTTGCATTTCACATAAACGGTCTCAACGGACGTGTCATCATCTTTATACACAACAATATCAGCGACATTGAAAAAACCCGCTTCGCTGGTTGCTCCTGCCGCAATGTCCAGACATGCGATACCGGTGCCGTCACGATTCCAGACCAGACCCTGAAAATAGCTCATATTTCCATTTGTCCACCCGCCAAGGCGGCCGCTGATGATCAGACTCGCATAATTACCGGTATTCGATGCCGGTAATTGCGCTAATTTGTAATACCATTCCGGGGCACCGCTTCCGGTATAACCTTTGACCGAAGCACGGAATTTTGTCTTTATATCCCCATTGTCATTCGGAAGAACAGAACTATTTGTGTAATCTGAATGCGAATGAGAAGCCGCCGCTTTCCCATCCAGAGCGGTGCTCAATGCACTGTTATCCGTCGGATTCCCCGTCAGCGCGGCGAAAGGCACAGCCTTCGCCGGATCCGTATAAAAGCGCAGCGCGGTCCCGTCGTGATAATAGATCGGGTGCTCGGTGTACAGCTCAAACTGATAGGTGCTGTAGGTTCTGCCAAGGAGCAGATAATAATAACCATCGTTCGATGTAGGAAGGGTCTGCGTCCATGGTGAAGCACTCGCAATGCGGAACATGCCGTTTGATTGTTTGGAGCACTTCAAATAGATATCACGATGAGCTGTTAAGGTTTGACCGCAGTTGAAGGTATAGCGAAGATCCACGCCGTTCCGGTGATAATACAAAGCAGTCGTCATGTTTCCGTTGGCGGCGATGTTGGTCGTGCTGTTGTAGTAATAGATCTTCCCGAACGGCATGAAGTCGACGCCCGTTAGCATGGTTTTTTCAGTACCAACATCATTATTCACATTATTGAGCGGTGTCAGCGTGTTTTCATCTGTTTGAAAAAGGAGCTGATAGCGATAGACCGCGCTTTTTGCGACAAAGGCAGCCGAGCCTTCGTACAGGTTGACAATATCCGTTGTGTTGTTGTCAAGGGTTCTGACAAGCCACCAACCACTGTATGATGTGCCGGAAATGGTGACGGTCTGATAGATCAACCGGCAGATACAATTTGCGCCAACCTGTGTTGTGAGTCGGTTCGCATTATCACGATAACAGTTCTTCTCCCCGGTCTTCGTCCCGCCCTTCAGCGTCAGGTTCAGCGTGGCATTCCCGGAACCGGCAAAGGGCAGCCAGTAATCGATCGTCAGTCCGTCATAAAGCGCGTCCACCTCCGGCAGCTCTCCCGTCCATGCCCCGGTGACTGCCGTCTGCGTCCCCTTGACGTAATAGGTGTTTTTATAAGCGGTTCCCACGATTGCAGCTCCCGATTTATCATGCGCTGTTGCTCCGGCTGCCAATGTATCCGGTGTGACGGTATCGGCAGTAAGGTCTACCAGTGTTTGATTGTCATAAATGACTTTATTGATAGCCATAGGTCTAACCGATCGTTGCTGTGTAACCGCCTGACGCGTTCTCCGTTTCTGTATAAGGGATCGCGGCAACGGTGAACTGTGTAAAATAGTCAAAATCACCGGAGCCGGATGGCAAAATCACCTGGGATGAGGTGGAAGGTGTCGCGGATCCGGATGTAGCTTTGATCCGTTCCGTTCCGGTGTATGTACCTTCAACGCCAAGTATGGTGACGCCTTCTTTGATGTTGGATGCAACCAGCTTCGCCTGTTCGGTAGAACCGATTTTGACTTTCCCGGAGCCGTCATGATAGCCCTTGCTGATGGTCACCTGCTGTGTTTTGGATGTGATATCGGTGTTCTGAGCTCCGACGTTCGGCATGGTCCCGGTGACCTTCTGCCCGGCTTTATAAGCAGTTTTCCCTGAAAGAATTTCGGCTGCCTGTGCTGTGGCGTCTCCGGTGTCGGCATCGTAAGTGCAGGAGCCTGTTCCGGTCGTACCGTCCGCCTTGTGAAAGGTTTTCCCGTTGATGACGTCCGCGGCGGTAATGGTATCGCCGGTCAAATCGATCAGGACGTCCCCGTCATAGACAACTTTGTTGACTACGTTTGCAATATCGTGCTGAGACATATTTATCCTCCTATGGTGACGGTATACCCGCCGAATTTATTACTTACTTCAGAATATGGAATCGGATGAACAATAACGTCATCCTCTAATACTTTTTCAGCGGTTGGCAGCAGCTGAAAATCAACTGACGGGACAACTTCATACGCTCCTTCATAAGGAGTACCGCCGCCAAAAGAAGAAACATCGATTTCGACGTCAGTATTTTTTTCAAAAGTGACGTTGATGTCCGTTTTTTCAAATTCAATGACAGTTTCGTGACATTGGCAGTTCATTTGGTTACGCTTCCTCTGACTATAAATTTACCGCAAATATAATACTGAACCTCTGTATTCTTTGTCACCTGAAGGTCGTATCGATAGGAACCGGGACGGAGCTGTGCTGTTTGTTCCGCAGTCAAACCGAGAATGATTTTTCCTTCGTTTCCAAGGACGGAGCATCCCATTTCTGCTGAAAGTGTCGGACTGTTTTCCGAAGGACGAATCTGGGCCTTTGCGGTAATGCCGGTCAGATCCATGGGCTCTCCGGATTGTTTGAAAGATACATTCTGCGACCAGGTTTCGCCACAGTAACAATAAAGGTCATGTTCTTTCGGCATCACGTTTCACCTCCTAACTCAGATTGAGCTGAACCCATTGTTTATTCCGCCGGACATACATATTCCCATCATCAGGAGCGTCATTTTCAAAAGCCATATCGGAAAGCATGTTTTGATCAACTTCAAAAACCACGCCTTCTTCCGTTTCCTCATACTGAGCGCCACAGTATCCGTCTCCGTTGGCACCTCGCGGAAGAGTAATATCAAGAATAGCATTGCTGGGTGTTCCTGAATTGACAACAGAGGCATTTGTCCCTGCTATTCCGGTAGTCACCGTACCGATCCTCACAGTCGCGGGAGTTCCCTTGATATCCACAGATTCAGGATTCGGCAGTGAGGCGTTGTTTGACCAACTGAGCACTCCGGCAGATGATACAGACGGTGTGAAGATTGCACCAGCATCCAAGATAAGCTTTCTGCCTTCCACTCTTGCTCCCGAGCCGCCACCGTTGGGAATGCCGAATTTCAGACGTGCTCGATTCGGATCATTGGGAAGTAAATCCTGAACATATGCTGCGGACCCGGCTGGAAGTGTTTCTGTTTCTGCAACAGATACCTCACCCTGGTCACCTTTTGGCAATGTAATATCAAAAACAGCGTCTATCGGATTGCCGACATTTGTCACAGCTGCCTGTGCTCCCTGCTGAACATTACCGATTTCAATAGTTGCGCTTCTGCCATAATTGGCGGAATATGAACAAAGAGCCTTTTCCATGAAGCTGTCTTCATAGATCGTCACGAAGATTGAGCGGACATTGGTATAGGAAAAGGAATATGTTCCAGTAATGTTCTGACTGAATTCGCTTGATGGTGTGAAATTTCTCTCATTATGATACAGTAGCTGTACATAAGCATAATGCGTTTCCTGTGTGCAAAGAACACCGTCTTTGAATAAGCGCATTGTGCATTGTCCATTTGGAGAGTCTTCCATAATCAAAGCAAGTTCCCATGTGATTCCATCATCACCTTTTGCACCTGCCGGGCCAGTCCGGCCGGGTACGCCTTTCCCGGTCATTCGGATCAAAATTGGCTCTTCTTTGATTTTGATAATTGTCTTGTTATCAGCCATTTTCCACCTCTAAATCGTCTTGGCCGCGCACCACCACGCAGAACCTTCATACCAGATGATCATGTTATACCGTTTGCTTTTGGCGGTCACGGCATCCCCGACCTGTTTGACTGTAGAGGAAAAGGTAACGCCAGTAAATGACGCGTTGGCAGTAAAATTCACGCCGAATATCACGCCTCGTGCGGCTGTGGGGAGTGTAACTGCCAATGAGCCGATCGCGGTGTTATTCACGTATTCTGTTCCGGCTGCCGCTGTCAGGGATGTTCCTGAGAACGTTGTGTACACAACAGCCTTGTCCACTTCAAGCTGAGCTCTTGCTTCCGGTTTTGTAGCTGCATTCGTTCCGCCTTTTTCAATCGGCACTATGTTTTCGACAGCAACAGTTCCGAGTCCAAGGTTTGTTCTTGCGTTTTCTTTACTTGTTGCATTTGTACCTCCGCTTTCAATTGGAATGACGCTTGTTCCTTCCTGGAGAATTTCTTTCCAGCTTGTTGACCAACCGTTCGCATTTCCGGATCGCCGATAGATTTTTCCAGAAGATTGTGTGAACCACAATTGAGAAACATCCGAACCCGCAGCCATGCTGAGCAAAATTCCGTATTGTGAAGGTTGACCTGTCAGCTGTCCGGCAGTCCCATACCAACAAGCCACATTTCCAAATGCGCTCCAATTGACAGGTGTATCATTCGCTGGACTTGTTATTGGTGCGTTGAATGTAGCAAAAGTCAGAGCATAATTGACCATTCCCGTTGTAAGTTCACCAAGAACCACCTGGTCAACAATGTACGTTGGATTCGATGCCATTTCTCCTCCTTTACTCACTCAGGACATTCGTCACGGCCTTCAATACAGTGAACTTACCGCCGATATAGTAATAGACCACCCGTTCTGTCCCAACATCCTCATACAGTGCAACGTCATACTCATATTTTCCGGTAGGAATGGCTTTGGTATCCGTGGCACTGAGCATATACCGCACACAAGCTGATGGAATGTCAATCGTACAGCGGAAGCTTGCAGTAAGGGAAGGATCTTCTTTTGCCGGACGAATCTGTCCCATCACCTTCATTCCAGTCAGGTCAATAGGTTTGTCATCGGTATCAACGACATAAAAACACTTATCAAATGTCTCGCCTCTTCGGATTTCATAATCGTATTCGTACATGATTCCCTCCGCTTATAATACAGACACCTGATCATAGATATAAGACATTTCCGCTGCTGTCAAATTCCTTTTATAAAAGGCTCCAGCTTGAATCGTAAAGGCACCTAAATTTCCCCAGGCGCCATCGGTATTACCAAACAACACACCTCCCGGATGGACATGACTGCGGTGTCCGGCGATTACATTGACTAAATTCTTTTTTTGACCATTGTAATAAGCAGACCCTGCAACGCTTTCCGTTTGTATATCTGTGTGTCCATCGATATCACCAAAAGCCAGATTGAATCCAAAAACACCGGACTTATTCAAAGTGTTGGTACGTAAAATCAATGGATTAAAACGCTCTTCCGCGACATTCCAATGACTCGTAATGCCAACCATGCCGAAATTATTTGCATCAGGATCACCGGAGTCGAATGGCGCATTATCATATCCGACACTGTACGCCATTTGTGCTATGACCCCACCGGAAAAACTGTATCGGATAATGACGGATTTTATGTCGGTAACTTCCGTGTTATTCAGACTACGGACTGCCATGTTTCCTGCTGCAAATGTATATCCGGTATTATTATCAAAGGTTACAGTGCCGGTTTTCGTCAGGGTTTTTCCATTTCCGGTCAAGTCTGATAAGGCAGATGCTTCACTTCCGGCTCCCTTGAACTGGTAAGCTGCAAGACAATCGGAAAGGTCAAAGTTTGGCGGAAGCCACCATCCGCCGGAGCTCATAATGATCGCTCTTTTTTTCCATTCCAGATAACTGCTCATAGTGCAACTCCTTTTGACGCGCACCAGTATTTTCCGAAACCACTGTCCCACCAGATAATCAGGTTGTATCGCTTGTTTTTTGTTGATAAGCTATCACCAATGATTTTCACGTTTGCATTTGTCCCTCCCTTTCGGAATGTCACCCCTGAAAAAGAGGCATTCGACGTAAAACAGACACCTGTGATAAAGGTATCATTCGGATTTCCGGGAAGGTTGACCGTCAAAGAGTTGATTGCAGAAGCGTTCCGGTATTCGATGTCATTCACACAGTTCACGCTGGTTCCTGAAAATGTTGTTACAGAATCATTTCCCAGTTTATAAACATAGCGCATATCGGTAATATTCGCCGGGAGGATCGTTGTCGCACTGGCACTGACGGCTATCCTGGCAAGGGCTAATTCATAGGTGCCGCCTGTGTTTTTGACAACAGACGGAGCTGTCGGATTCGTCGCTTCCGTACCGGTTTTCACATCCAGTTCTACCTTTGATTCACCGGTATTCCCGTAAGTCACACGCAGCACAACCAGATCAATTCTCGGCAGTGAACCGTGTTTCGCGACACTGAGCGTTTTCTGTGTAGTCAGCCATACCCGATGATTATCCACCATAGCCTGACCGGTTCGGACATATACGCTCATCCCCATACCCTGAGCCGGAACGTAGACTTCCATTTCATTCCCTTGCTGGGCAAGCACGCCATCCGGGATGATACCCCGCCAATAATTCGCCCAGTTGGATTGTTCCAGACCGTAAATACCGTTGAAAAACCCGTATCGGTCACATTCTATAGCCATTTATTGTTCCTCCTGTACCTTCAGCCTTTTGTCGATCCCGCTCATCATCTCAAACACCTCGCTGAAAATGCCCTCCTCAATCGCTCCAATCGTCGGAGTGACAGTTTCCTTTTGATTTGCAAAATTAATTGAGACTGTCTCAATGGTTGACGCAAATTCTTTCCCATCGATCACGACTTTGACTTTATCACCGCATCGCCAATCCTTCATAAAAACAAGGTCATCTGTCTGTGCAAGCGTAATTGTATATCTCTGTTTAGCGGCATTGTCCTGAAGCTGTTTTCTGGCTTCATCTTCAAGCAGTTTAATTACTTCCTGCTCTGTCAGGGTTTCATCCTCTTCAGTTTTTTCATCATCATCAACGATTTTGATCTCTGATTTTGAAACGATTTGTTCAATACGTCCGTATTTTTTGATGCTGGTTTCATCCGAAGCATATACCCAGACTCTTTTTTCATATATATCAGATTCAGGAATATCCGGGTTTTCCCATTCTTCCACCGGTCTTTCAACAGATTCTGTATAATCTCCGGAATGAACCCAAACCGCATTGAATCTCGGAAATGTATTGGTTAGCGTCCACTTCGCGACATTGCCAAACTGAGGAGAAATGACAACAAGCTGGTTATTGACGTATGTTTTTGTGTTATCCATACCGGATAGATCCCGCTGAATTGGAATCGTGATTTGTTTCCGCCCGGTAATGGGGTTCCATACGTACTGCGGAAATAGATTATATTCAGCTCCGATTTCCTCCAGAACTGTTGACAATTTCTTAAGTCGATAGGCAGAAATTCCTTTTTCTCCTCTGTCAGCAACAGGGATATTGTCTGCTGCCGATGAGTTTGGAAAGTACATACCGGAAATCTCACGGCCTTTCTGTGTCAGATTCTTATCAAAGCAGTTCCGCATGTAATGGATCATACGGTCATAGGCATAGACCTCAGCCCCTTCTTTCCCGCATTTATCATATGTTTTGTCATCAAAGGTCAAATCCTGAAATCCTTTAGATTCATCAAAATCTGTCAGGATCACGCGCCAGTCAAAAATAACGCTTTCATCTACACCGTCAACCTGCCATTCAAAGGTATTTGCGGTTACATCATTGCAGGAAACTTTTGTGTTTTTTACAAGACCTGTCAACAACAGCTCAGCATTACGATATATCAGCACAGTATCTCCGATTTCAAAAGGACAGTTTCCAGTTTCTTTCCCTTTGATCGTGAATTTGTTCTCCTTTTTGAAATTCAATGTTATCGAAAGATAATTGTAATTTTCGATAATTTCATACCGCTTTCCATAATACTGATCCTGTTCAAAAGGGATTAGCAGGTTCGTCCTGTCCCGTTCAGCATAGCGTCTGTAAATATCATAAGTAACGATCATTGCAGGCTTCCCCACCTTTCTGTATAGGAGAATTTCAGGAAAGATTCCGGCGTTGTTTCGCTATTGTTGAATGTGACCTTGTTCTCTCCGTGCCTGAGCCACCAATCCAGCGTAGAATCAGCAGACAGCCAGGGGATCAAGTTTGTAACTGCTTTATTCTTTGCTGTTTTCGTGATTTTCCGCTTCAGCGGTGTTGTGGTGATTTTTATCTGTTCATTTACATCCAATACGACAGAAACATCCAGCTCAATTTTTCTATCTGTGGTGTCATTGATCAGAGAGATATTCTTTGCCGGGCCATTGATGATGATATCCGGATAAACTTTGTCGCACTGTATAAACAAGCCTTGCTCACTGTTGGATTGTGCCGAAGCCATATACAGCGTCATCCTTTTGACGATCGCGTAATATTTCGTGAAGGTCTTCCGCGCCTGGTATTTCGTCACACCGTCAATATCCATCGGCCACCATGACACACCGCTTGCGGATTGCCCGGTATAAGCAGCCGCTTCGGCTTGTGTATCAAACAGTTTCGTTTCCTCAAATGCCGTCTGCCACCAGTGATTTCCGGGGGAACTCTCTCCGGTCTGGTTGATTGCTTCTGCCTGCGTGTCACAAATCATCGCATGATCCATATAGATGGATTCATCCGGGACGATAGCATAATATTTTGTCGCGCCGTTTATTTTGACCTGCCACCACAAATTCCCCGCGGTCTGTTCTCCGGTGATCTGAATGGCTTCCGCCTGAGTGTTACAGAGAATCGCGTTATCGAAGAAAAGATAGCCGCTCCGGTCATTCTGTTGGATGGTGTAGCTGTATTCAACACCATTATAGAAATAAGGATCAGAAGCACGAAATTTCAGATCAAACTTCACCCAGCTCCATGATTCCCGGACAACATCATTCAGACCACCGGTATAAACGCAGTTCAGACAGAGAAAATTCCCGTCATTGCCGCGGATCTTGAGCTGTCCCCAGTCACCCTCCCGCTGTCCGGTTTGCAGCAGCACCTGTTTGATTTCCTGAAGCTTTTCGCGGTATTTCTGTTTTCCCTGCCGCATCCAGAAACTTAACGTGATATTACGAGGTTCCAACGTGATAGAAACAATATTTGTGGAACCATCACCATATTTGATCTCATTTAAATGCAGTGACGGAAATTCGGTGCCTTTTCGTCCATATAATTCCCCGATCGTCTTGATATGCTCGGTATCATCAAGGACAACTTCTTCCCCGTAAGCATTGACATAAATAACGTTAGCTGGCAAGTACAAGCTCCTTTCTGATTGTTTCGGTCATTGTGTCGATCACAAAATCAGTGAGATAGGATTCGCCGTAAATGTTCCCGTTGATTTCGATAACGATCTGTTTGTCAGACCTACCGGAGACAAGTTCATCGTTCGGGACAATATAACCGCTCCGGTGCGGCGTGAAGAGTTCCGGCCCTTCCTCGCCGACCAGGTACGTTGTGCCGCCCTTTACATAACCGCCTTCAGCTTTTCCTCCTGACGGCAGATTATTTGCAACTTTAATCCCCTCCTGAATGTCGCCATCACCCAGCTGCTCATAAAGAGAAATCAGCTCTCTCAAAGCATCAATCACAGCGCGGATCGCACCTTCCCAGCTGCGAAAACTTGATGTTGCACCTTCGGCAGCACCAGCCAACCCGTTTGTTACTCCGGTTGCAGATTCAGCCACAGGAATAAATTTTTTCACAGCCTGGAGAAAAGAGCCTGTCCACATATTGATCAACGAATCAAATGATCCCACAATACTGCTCATATGGGATTTCATCGTGTTCAAAGCCGGGTTTATCGTAGCGTCGATGATAGGACCAACTTCAGCACCGGCAGCGCCGATCAGGTACAACGCATCCGCAAAAGCCTGTCCCGCGTCCATATCACCCATTGTCCCCATTTCACCTGCTTCCCCAAGCGTTCCGCCGGTCAAAAGGATCATGATATCCATCAATTCAGTTTTCAGGTTGTGGAACAGAGTTGTGATCATTTCCCAGCCCATCAGCGCGTTATCATCGATCTGAATATTCAGGAAATTCAACAGGTTCTGCAGCATCTCCGGAGAAACCATCGTATTCAAATCCCGGATCGCCGTATTCAGCGCCAGAACAATATCCCGGAACTTTCCGTAGCTTTCCATCACATTCTCCGGTATTGGCGTCAGGTTGTCATAATTCAATGTCACCATATTTTCCGGCATGTCAATTGAATTGGGCGTCTCGGCAGGCTCTTCTTCCTTACCGCCATTGAAAAGCTTCTTGACCCAACTCCAGGCATCCTGCAGCTTGCTCACAATATTATCGGCAATCCCCTGCACTTTACTCCAGATCCCGTCAAAGGCATTGACGATTCCATCCTTCACGGAATTGACATTCGGCGCAATGCTCTCCCACCAGCCGGAAAACTTTTCCTTCACCCCATTGACCATGTTCGAGACAATGGACGTGACCTCAACACCTTCGAATTTCTCCCGGATCCCGTTGGTAACATTTTCAACATGAGTGCGGATGCTTCCCCACCAGCCGCTGACAGAAGCAACAATACCGTCAACGATCGTCTGTAATGTTTCAGACAGATCAATACCATCAAGGAATGTGCTGATGTTCGTTTTGATGGTTTCAAAATGAGAAGAAATCAAAGCCCACCAACCGGACACCGTGGTGATGATCGAATCGACGATCGTCTGCAATGCCGCGGATAAGTCCACACCATCCAGAAATCCGCTGATTTTTTCCTTGATATCGTCGAATTTGGTTTTGAGCTCTTCGATTTTTTCAGCAATAGTGCTTTTGAACTCTTCCCATTTCTGCTTGATGGAGTTCACTTTTTCTTCAATAGCGGCACGAAGATCTTCCGGCTTCTGGATAAACTCATCGATTTTCGCTTTGGCGGCATCGATTTTTTCGCTGATGGAAGTCTTGAGCTCTTCCCACTTCTGTTTGACGGGTTCCAGCTTTTCAGCGATACCGTTTTTCAGTTCCTCAACTTTGGTTTTGATTTCTTCGAATTTCTCTTTGATCGGTTCCAGTTTCTCAGCAACTGAATTTTTGAACTCTTCAAACTTCTCACGGGCAGGAGCAAGAAACGCCTCGATCGACTGAACGATTTCAAGGTTCTCAAAGAAATTCCGGATGTTATCACCGATTTGATTGAAGAAAGGAACGATTGATTCATCCCAGAATCCACTTACCTTTTCACCGATTTTATCGCCCAGTGCCTTTACGGATTCGGTAAGGTCAAAATTCTCGAAGAACGCCCGGATATTATCCCCAATCTGGTCAAACCATGGCTTGATCTTGTCATTCCATAAACCCGCCGCGTCGTTCCCGATCTTGTCAAATACGGCAGACCATCCGCCCTCTTCAAAGGTATCTTTGAGGTCATGCCAATATCCTTTTATGCCTTCCCATGCGGTTTTTACGGTTTCCTTCAGCTCATTGAACCGGTCACCTAACCCAAGAAAATTATTTTCGATAGCGATTCTCAGCAGCTGAATGATTGCAATTACAGCCCCGATCACCGCAATGACCGGTAATGCAGGCCCGATAATCCCTGCTAATGTAGTTCCAATAGCCGCCAATCCTCCGGCACCGGTAATCATAGCCACTAACGGAAGCAAAGTAGAAATAACACTGCCAATTACACCAAGTGCTAAACCAACTGCTAATATACCCTTTGTCAAACCGGGATGCTCATTCGCAAATGTTCTTATCTTTTCGATGAGTGGTTTTACAAATTCGATAACATCTCTGATAATCGGGATCAGCATTGTTCCGACATCAATTGCCAATCTTGTAACAGCATTTTTCAACAATTGGAGCTGAGCCTCAGTTGTTCCATTCGCTTTGTCAAATTCCGCTGCTAATGCCATGTTCTTTTCCCATGCGTCATTTGACATATTTACAGCATCGGTTACAAGCTCAGTATTGGAGGCAAGGGATTGCAGCATGGTGATTTCCTGCTGCTGAGAAATACTCAAATCATCAAACACTTTCAGCTGATCCGCTGCGCTCAATTCTCCTAAACCATTGAGGAACTGCAGCAAAGCTCCGGTCGCGTTTTCTTCCCATGCGGCCTTAAATTCCTTTGTAGACATACCGGCTGTTTTCGCCAATACCTTCAAATCATTGTTGTTCTTCGCTACAGCAGTCGTGATCGTCTGTCCAAACCGTTGAAAGGCCGTACCGGAAGAACCTGCATCCAACCCCATGGATGCCATTGCCGTACCGAAGCCAAGCACATCAGCCTCGCTCAAACCCATCAGCTTCCCGGCAATACCCATTTCCTTGGCAAAGCTGACAATCTGTTTTTCATTCGTCGCGAAGTTGTTGCCTAATGCCACAATCGCGGAACCCATGTTGGAAAACAGTGTTTGGTCTGTCTGCATCACATTAGCGAATTGTGCCAGACTGGTTGCCGCCTCTTCAGAAGTCAGATTCGTAGCACTGGCAAGCTGGAGCATGGCTTTGGAAAATACGGTCAGGTTCTCGCTTTCAATACCGAGCTGACCCGCTGCCTGGTAAACACTGGCAATTTCCGTTGCGGCAACTGGTATCTCTTCCGACATATCCAGAATTTCTTTACGCAGATCAGAAAAGAAAGCTTTCTCATTTTTACCCTTCGGTGCATCAATCGTTTTCATTACACCGGTGAAAGCTGTCTCAAAATTCATAGCAGCAGTTGAAACATCTTTTACAACATCAGAAGTTACTTTCCCTGCTTGTTTAAATTTCAACGCAATATCACTTACTGATTTCGTAGCTGAATCAGCAGCTTGCGTAAATCCCAGCGTGTCGAGTAATAATTTAACTTTTAATGTTGAAACGATCGTTTCACTTGCGCTCATATATCAGCTCCGATAGTGTTATAATTCGGTTATGAACTGGACACTTCTTTTACTTTTAGCAACTTTTCTTCCCGCTCCGCTCTATCGCAAATTATGGGGAAATATTGCTTCAATTATTGGTTGTTTCGTTATGCTCTTCTTTTTGTTCTGGTTTCTTGAAGACGCACTCCATCTTACATTTTGGCCGATGTTCATTATTGGACTGGTTGCCGCCATCATCTATTTCATCTGGACTACAAAAATCGGTCTTTAGCCCTGCCAATCCTTATCGAAATCATCCGGGCTCACTTCGGTGGGCTTTTTCTTTTGCCCGAAAGTAAGGAACTTCTCCACCTTGTGCGGCCTCTTACCCTTTTTCAGAAACGCATTCACAAACAGCGCCTTGAAATGCGCGATCATGTAATCCATGGACGCCATGCCCCAGGGCTCCAGCTGATAATAAGCGATCCACTCAAACAACTGGTCTGAAGACATCTCCCGCAGCATAGCGTCCGGATTCGCATACCCAAGTTCCAGCGCTAATCTAAGGACGAATTGTCGCTCAGAATCTGCGCGGAGTTTTTTTTCGCCTCGTTCACCGCCTCATCCGCGTTGCCGATCCCGGAAATCTCCATGATCTTCTTCGCGATACGGGAAATCGGCGCGTTGGACTTTTTCTTCAATGCCTCGATGTCCTCGTTGGTGAAAATACGGGCGCCGTCCTCATTCACAACACCCATCACCGTCAGCAATTCTTCCAGCTCATTGGTTTCCTTCACCTGGACACGCTGCGTGATCACAGAACGCTGCCCGCCGGAAAGCGAACGAACCCGAACCGTACCGCCCCATTCCGGGCATTCCACATCCGCATAATTGAAATCCTCCGCGGCAAAAATAGCATCAGCAGTCAAATACTTTCCCATATTCCTCTTTTCTTATCTGTTAGCCATTAGCTGTTAGCGATTAGACAATCAATTCCTTGTTCCTGTCCACTGACTACTGACTACCCATTCAGCAGATCATCAGAAACATCCTCGATCTCACCGAAGACCGCCAAACCGACCGTATCGATAATCACATCCGGGCTCTGCGGATCCGCTTCATTCCGCGTGATTTTCAGCACAGAAGCGGTGAACTGATAAGCCAGTCCATCCGGATAAACCAGACGCCACGGTGCATCCTCCTGACTCTTCCACAGTGTGAAGATCTGCCGATGAACAGCGTTAGTGCGGTCCGTTTCCATTTCGAATTCGTAATCACCCGGATCAGAAAGGCCACTGGGGATATATTCCCGGTTATGGGACTGATGATGGGTGACCTCGATTTTCTCGTCTTCCATCTCGATACCCGGCACATTCCGCAGCCGCGGCACATCTGCCCAGGTGATTTCATTCCCCGTACCGCTCCCCAGTTGGAGCTTCACACCCAGATTGGTAAAATACTTCTTCGCCATAATGCACTCCTTTTTTAGTTTTTAGCTAATTTATTCCTTGTTCCTTGTTCCTGACCACCGGTCACTGACTTCCGACCACTGGCCGCTGAATCCTGGGCACTGGCTCCTGAATCCTGATCACTGGCCACTGACCGCTGTCCCCTACACTTATGCCCCTTTCGGGCAAGATGCCGATGAAACTCAGCCTTATCCAAAGACGTGAATCCGCATTCACACTCATAAAACGGATGTCCAAACCATTCCTTCATATCACTCCTTATCCTGGCCCCTGAATCCTGACCCCTTTATTCTTCATTCTTCATTGATAAGCAGCCCTTTGTACTGAAGCCAAATCCGCTTCGACTTGATGTTCGGATCCCATATATCCTTCTTATCCTTCATACTGAGCGCAAACACCCAATTTCCCGATTCAACATCCCGATGAAGCAGGACGTCATTCAGAACCTGTCCCATCCGGTCGATCTCTTCCAACGGACCAAACAGATTGACCTCAATCACCACATCATGAACCCCGGAAGACCCGGAAGTCGTTACCCGCTCAGTATCCTGATAAAACAGGTACGTCACGACCTTCACCGCCGCCCGTGCCAGTTCATCCATCTTGACAAACGGCATGTTCGCCTGATAGATCAGCACACCCGGCAACGCCTCCTTCAGAATCGCTTCAAAGGCCTCATACCGCGTTATCGATTCCATCTGCTATCGCTTCCCTCATTACTTCAGATATCTGGTCGATATGTTCCTCTGCTGCCGGTCTCAGGTAAGGACGGGCGGGAATTGTGACCTGCTTCACCTGCCGCCATTCCCCATCGATTTGAAATTTCAGGTATTGACCGTGAACCGGTCTGATCGTCCCCCCGAGCTCCTGGATCCTTCCGTAGATCACAGGCGGGCCGATTTCAGCCTCAACATTCGGGCCGATTTCAGCCTCAGCGCCATTCCCGACGATCCTGCTTTCCGAACGGATAGAGTTCCGCAGCTGTCCCCGCTGTCTGTCACTGAAAACATTCAGGGCATTCAGCTGTGCGTTGAACTGGATCACCGCCGCACCCTCATCCACCGCGTCCTTCGCGATAGAAGTAGCCGCCGCCTTAGAAAGCG